ATGAAACCGAGAAGATAAGTTACGTTATAGACCATAAGTATTGTCCTGACTAACTGCATGGATGGTTTCCTTTTAGCCGCTGTCAGCAGTACCGACTTAAATATTAAATAACAACCAAAAACAACAACCAAACATGAGTGGAGAGATTATAGATGCGTTAATGAATAGTGGTGCTGGACTTGGAGGTGGGGGAGTATTAGGAGCTATTCTAGCAAAATATCTCGTCAATAAAGCAGAAAGAGAAGTTCGGTATATAAAAAAAGAGTTATCTGAAAACAAAGAGCTAGACTCTGCAAGAGACACAGCAATACAACTACTCAAGCTAGATATGGAAAACAGAAAAAGTCTTATTGATAAGCTAGAAAGACAGATGGAAAATCTATATAATAAAGTAAATAAATAATAAAATAGGTAATAATAGAATTATACACATAAAACTTAAACAACAAAAAAAATGGCAAACGAAGTAATTAACTTAGGCACGGTATTTAGTGGTTTCGATAGCGGAACAGACTTACAACCAAAGAATACAAGAACAAATAACCAAGGTGTAAAAATCGAAGACATCGCAGGATTTATTAAAATAAAAACTACTGCTGGCGCTCCTACTTCAGGTGTAATAGGAGATATGGTGTTTAATACATCTGACTCAAAAATATATATCTGTAAAACAGCAAACACTTTTGTAGCGACAGCAGCATTAACGTAAACCTTATCTCCAGGTAAAAGGAGTAACAATATAATCTAATCTAATCTAATAAAATATGTCTGACGGAATCGTTAAGAATTTAAACTTCGGAGACGAAGGTAAAAATAAAGTGTTTGAAGGTGTATCAAAATTAACACGTGCCGTTAGCTCTACATTAGGGGCTAGTGGTAAATGTGTTATGCTTGAGGATGCATCTGGCAAACCATTAATAACAAAGGATGGTGTAACTGTAGCAGATTTAATTACGCTACTAGATCCTGTAGAAAACATGGGTGCAACGCTTCTAAAGGAAGCTGCTAGGCAAACCGTAAAAGAAGCTGGCGATGGAACAACAACGGCTACGGTACTAGCACACTCTATACTAAAGATCGCTTTCAATACAAAGGATTATAATTCTAGAGAAATAAGAGATGGTATAAGCTCTGCTGTTGATAAGGTAGTTGGCTACCTAGAAAAGAAAGCAAAACCAGTCGAAGGATCAATGCTTAATCATGTAGCTACAATATCATCTAACAATGATAAATACCTAGGCGATATTATAGCTAGTACGTTTGAAAAGGTTGGTGATAACGGAGTAGTTAGCATGGAACTATCAAACGATGAAAAAACAACTGCAGATATAGTTGATGGCGCAACCTTAAACAAGGGTCTTAAAAGCATGCACTTTGTGAATAACAAAGAAAAGGGTACTTGCGAATTAAACAATCCACTAGTACTTATAGTAGAGGACAAGATACCTAACGTAAGAAAGATACAAAGCATACTTGAGCATATTATCAAGGAAAAGAAAGAATTACTTATAATCGGTGATGCAGATGAGCAGGTAATCACTGCATTGGCAATGAACGCTATGAAAGGTAATATCAAGGCCAATATAGTTGACGCACCAGATTACGGCATAAACAGGAAGCAGATACTAGAAGACTTTGCTGCGTTAACTGGAGCTAAGGTTATAAATGAGGAATTAGGGGACGATATGGATCTGATTGAGTCAGATTATTTAGGAACATGCTTAAAGGTAACCACAGACAATGAAGAAACTATCTTACAAACTGAAGGCATTAATAATGACGTTGATGATCTTATTAAAAAGATTAATTCACAGCTTAAAGAAACTAGTGCTCCCTTTAAAAAGATTCAACTTGAAAAAAGGCTTTCAAGGCTTGCGGGCAAAGTTGGTGTTATTAAAGTTGGTGCTAACTCGGAAGTTGAATTAAAAGAAAAGAGTGATAGAGTAGAGGATGCAATATGTGCAACTAAAGCTGCTATCAAAGAAGGTATACTTCCAGGCGGTGGAATAGCACTATTAAATGCTAGTGATAAGATTAAAGCTAAGGGCGTAGGTGAAGAGATATTGCTAAGAGCTCTTAGAGCACCATTTGATATTATAATGGAAAACGCAGGGATGCAGGACTTTGAAGCACCTAAGGTTGAAGGCAAGGGATATAATGTGGTTACAGGAAAAATGGTAAATATGATTAACGCAGGAATAGTTGATCCTTTATTGGTAACTAAAAGTGCTTTGAAGAATGCTGCCTCTGTAGCGAATACGATACTAGCTACTGATTGTGTAATTAATAACTTAAGAGCATGAAAGCAGTAGGAAAATATATACTAATAGAGCCAGTTAAAGAAGGCGAAGTATCTACTAAGGGAGGTTTACTGTTAGCTGAAAATCACAGAGATAATATAAGATATAGAGAAGCTAAGGTTAAAACCATAGGCACTTTAGTCGAAGGTGTTAAAGACGGAGACACTATCTATTATGATAGACATGCTGGATTTGATATGGAAATAGACAAGACTATTTATAAGGTCATAAAAGAGTTTGATGTTGTTGTAGTTTTATGAGGAAGTTAGAGGCCAACGATGTACGAGACTTACACCTGTTAAAGCATTATCGGATAATACGACAATGGGCTTGCAAAAACAACGGGTTGAACAATGCAGATTTAGAATTATTAATATATCTAGATTGCGTTGGCCTTTTTAACAGACTTGATTTTATAGACGGATCTTATTCATACAGTTGGGATAATAGAAGATGGGCTAAGTTAAAAGAACAAGGATGGATAAGTTTGTTTTCAGCTAGAAACAGGACAACTGTTAAGTCTAACGTATATAAAGTATCTTTTAAAGGTAAGCAACTTATACATAGGATTTATAGAATTATGTTAGGAGAGGAGGATATACCCACCAGCACTAAACGTAACTCGATAATGAAGGGTAAAAAATACACAGACAAGGTGCTTATAAAATCAATTAAAAACGTAAACAACGATAAATCATTATAAGATGGGATACAAAACAAAATCTATGCTTCATGTGTATAGTGCTGATAAACCTAAAGAAGACAAGACAAAGACTCCAGCAGCTAAGGGTTCTTATAGTAACCCGGGTAGTAACTTATTTCCTGCGTATAAGCCTAGAGTAACAGCAGCTACTAGTGTTGGCGGAAGTGATGCAGCTCAACTTGGTAATGTAGCGGCACAACTAGCATCTAAACTTATTGGCTCGGGTGCTGGTAGGTCTACTAGCAATTTTGATCGCAAGATAGAAGCAAAAAAAGAAAAAGGAAATTTGGCGGGTTCTGCAAGAGCAGAACGTAGAGAAGCTAAGTGGGATTATCGCCAAAAGAAAAGAGCTGCTAAAACACTAGCTAAAACAGAAGGCACGTATCTATCAAAGCGAAAAGAAAAGAAAAGAGTTGAAGGTTTAGATGCTTTTGATAGAGAGACCTACGATATGGAACAATCAGTAAAACCTACAAGAAGTGAGAGCATTGCTAGTGAACTCAAGGAGAATCAATTACGTAGATTGAATGCTGCTAAAGAAGAAACTAAACCAGAGGGAGATACTGGTAGTAGCATAACAAATATTACAAATACTGGAACAGGGGCATTTAATCCAAAGACTAGGTTTACACTTGGTGGTAGTTTAAATAATGAAAACTGGAACAAGCTTGTTCCACCAAAACCTGTTTTTGGTAAAAATATTAATGTTAAAAATCCTAACGTGAATGTTAATGACCCTGGCGAAGGAGTTCCAACACCAACTAAAGAGTTAACTGAACCAAAACCAACAAAAAAACCTTTTAGTAATCTAGACTTTACACTTGCTAATGCTAAGATTGCTACCCAAAAAGAAAATGCTGAGAAAAAGGAAAATCCTACCCAAAATGAAAAAGATATAAGTAGAAAATACCATGAACAGAAACTAAAAAAAGCTGAAGTAAACGTTGGGGCTGGTGAACAAGACAATAGCTATGACGCAGTTAAGAAGCGGGAAGAGATAGAGAAAAAATACGATAAATTAAATGAAGATAGATTTAACATGGGATTTCCACCTCCAACCATAAACTAAAATATAATAATAATTATGAAAAACGTACTTTATCAATTAGGCGATACTGCCGCAAACTTAGAGGGTTCTACACCTGCAGAGCAGGCCTCAGTAGGCATGGGTAAGTCAACGCCAGCAGCTACGCCTGCAGCAACACCGCCAATAGCACCTGTGGCACCAGCGCCTGTAGCACCAGCAGTAGCAACTGATTCAAATTTTTCACCAAGTACTAAGGCTAACGCAGATTATATATATGGCAGTGAAACAGCCAGAGGACTTTAAAACAAATATTATGAAAAAAGAAAAACGAATGTATGCCCCAGCACAAGGAAGTGATGCAATATGGGATGGACCTCTAGATTTAAGCTCAATGCCAAAAGGCAAAGGTTCTAGTAGAGGAGCAAATGGTATAAAGCTATTAGCGCATAATGCACCTGCTTATATATCAGGACCTATATCTAAGATAGCAGAAGGTACACGCGGTCTAGGCATGAACTAATGGATGTAGCAGATTTGAAGATATGGCTACTTAGCAGTATCGTCATGTTCATGACATTGACAGATATAGAGGTAATATTAAAAATATTTTTATTAATCTTAACAATAGCATATACTTCATATAAGTGGTTTTATTTTTATAAAAAGAAGAAGTATGAGAATAAGTAAACATATATCATATAAAGAAGGTATAAGAAGTTCTACGGCGAGCCGCATGGGCATAGATAACTACCCTAACGCCACTCAATTACTTAATATGACATTACTGTCAGAGGAAATATTTGAGCCGCTTAGAGAGTACGTAGGAGGTCCTATACGGATCAACAGCTTCTTTAGGTCTGAAAAATTAAACAGAGCACTTGGGGGAAGCTTCACTTCTCAGCATTGTAAAGGCGAAGCTTTTGATTTAGATGATTCTTACGGCCACAAGACTAATGCCGAAATGTATGAGTTCATCAAAAACAATTTGTCTTATGATCAGCTTATATGGGAATTTGGTTCAGATGAGAATCCAGACTGGATACATGTGTCTTATGTCTCTGAAGAAGAGAATAGAAATATGCGGCTAAAAGCTTACAAGCACAATGGTAGAACTAAATATAAATCAATATAATGCCTTATACGCAATACGGCAGTCCTTTCTTAGCTAAAAGCAAGCCACCAGCTCCTTCAAAGAAAAAGTCTTTAGGTTATTACAATAAAGCAAATCCTACAGGTACAGGAACTGATGCCGGCGGTGGTATGACTGCTAAGGGCGTTGCTAAATACAAAAGAGATAATCCAGGCAGTAAGTTAAAGACAGCTGTAACTAAAGACCCTTCTAAAATTAAAAAGGGCAGCAAGGAAGCTGGAAGAAGAAAATCTTTTTGTGCTAGGTCCAAAGGCTGGAAAAGTGAGAGAGGGTTAGCAGCAAGAAGAAGATGGAATTGTTAATAGTAAATAAATAAATAATATCATGGGTAAATTAAGAGCGGCTTTAAAGAAAGCTGGAAGCAAGGTTAAGGGAAAAGTTAAAGAAACTGGTAGTAAGGTTAAAGCAGGAGTTAAAAAAGCCGAGGTCAAGTCTAAAGAACGAGGAGCAAAAGTTGCAAGTAAGGCAAAAGAAATTGGAGGCAAGGTTAAAAAAGAAGTTGCTAAAGGCGGTGTAGTTGGGGCAGTAAAAAAAGCTGCTAAAGGAGGCCCTTCTATGAAGTCTAAAGTTTATATGTCAGGTGCAACAGCTAAAAAAAATAAAAGAAAATAATTATGGGAAAGAAAAGAGATGCTCGTATTGCTCAGAATGAGGCGAATATGCAGGAAATGCAAGCTAAACTTGAAGATAATTATGTTAATGCTAGAGTTCAAGCAGGCGGTGAAGATCAAATGTCACCTGAAATGCAAGAAATACTTGCTACAGGCAGAATTGCAGCAGCAACATCTATGGGGAGCGGTATTAATATGAAAGGTGGTTGTCAGATTAAAAAGCACATGAAGAGTAGCGGAATAAGCATGACATCAAAGGGCGACCCAATAAAGAAAAAAAGTAAAAAGCTCGATATTTACAAAACACTTGGCCCAGTAAATGTACCTATAAACGATGGGAATTATACGCTTACATCAAGCGGCGCAAATTTTTTTAATAAAAAATTAGAAAAAGCTAATCCAAAAGCGTATAGAGAGAATTATCTTGAGAATGAAGATAAAAAATTCTATCAGCGAATGAAAAAAATGCATACTATTAAGTAAACATGGCATTTAAACTACAATCACCTCCTTATGTAAAAGAACCTATACCTACTTATGAGGCAGATTTAGGGGAGGGTGTACTTGGGCAAAGTAATAACAATGGCACTATAGTGGTTAACAATAAGCTAGACCCTAAGTTCCACAAGGAAGTTATTGACCATGAGATGGTGCATATTAATCAGATGTCTAGAGGTGATTTAGATTATGATGAAAACAATATATACTGGAAGGGCAAGACTTACTCTAAGAGTGATAGTAAGATAGCTATGGCTAGTCCAAAGAACTCTCCTTGGGAAAAGGAAGCTTACAGTAAATCAAAAACTAAATATAAAGATACAAAGTACAATGTTTAGACCTAATGTAGTAACAAACGGCCTGTTGATGACAGGTAATAAGATAAAGGTAGTCAAGAAGAAAAAGAACTCAAAAGGAACTTCAGTGGAAACCGCAGACAACACTATGTTTGCGGCACCTAAAAAGCTTGCTTATAATGACCCTGTTGCAGTACAAAGAAGAGCTGAGGAAAGATCATCTCAAAGGGTGCAAGATCAATCGGCTGCTAATGCAAGAAAATCTAATCCAATGACTGCTAGTCAGCTTAAAGGAAAAATTAAGGAGGCAAAAAAATTCCATAAAAAAGTTGGCAAGAACCAAGCAAAATCTACAAAACAATCTCTTAACAGACAGAGCCTAGCTACTGGTGGTGTTCAAGATATGGTACAAAAAGCTGGTGATACGGCTCAACGTGATGCCTCGGCTTGTGGTCGAACATCTTCTTGTGCAAGAAAAGTTTATAATAAATTCAAGAAAGGGCAGGGTGGTAAAAAAGGAAAAGCACACGACAAACTAATGAAAAAATAAATGAAAAAGAAATTTAAAGATACAAAGATAGCCGCGTTTTTAAAAAACAAAGCCCCTGGAATTTTAAATATGGTGGGCGATATACTACCTACTAACGGTGCACTTGGCGTTGTAAAGAATTTAATATCTAAAGACGATTCTATATCTGTTGAAGATAAAGAAACGGCATTAAGACTTATAGACCAGGACACGGCAGAAATGAAAGAGGTTAGTAAGCGTTGGGCTGCTGATATGAAGTCTGATTCGTGGCTATCTAAAAATACTAGGCCAATGTCATTAATATTTTTAACCTTAATGACCGTAGCCCTAATATGGGTTGATAGCATTGAAGCCGCTAGTTTTTCCGTAGATACTGGGTGGGTTAATTTACTACAAACATTAACTACGACAGTATACGTTGCTTACTTTGGTTCAAGGGGAGCAGAAAAATGGAAAACTTTAGGTAATAATAAATAGAGTATAATCAAATTTAATTTAATATAATGAATATAACTAAAAAAGAGTTAGAGAAAGTTAGGGAACAGCAAACTAAAATTGCAGAAATTAAGCAAGATTTAGGAACGCTTGAAATGCAAAAGCACGAGATACTTCATGTGTTGGTAGATATAAACAAAGAAGTCAATGATACCAAAAAATTACTAGAAGAGAAGTACGGGCGAGTTAATATAAATCTTGATGACGGTAGTTATACTGATATTGAGGAAAGCCCTAGCGAATAATGGAAAGTGTTATAAGGAAAATTAGCATTGGCGCTGATTACAAAAATGAAGCTATGCATTACGCTGTATCACAGCAAGTGTACGGTGGTCATGAAATATCTGATATTCTCCTAGATGAGAAAGATAACTCTTATAACATTTACATAAAGAAGAACGATGAAGTATTGCCTTGGAAGAAGTTCAATTCTAACATGGCTATCTCTGTGGAGTACGATTTACAGTATTAATGAAAAGCGTACATGATTTTATTGTAAAGCCTATAAACGGTAGATACAATAATACAGTAAAAGTCGGAGATGTAGATCTTGTAGTAAACACGAAAATAGAGGAGTTTAAAAACATAAGCAAGATTGCTGAGGTAGTAGCTTTGCCATTATCAATAAAAACAAATGTAAAGATAGGTGACAAAGTTGTTGTTCACCACAACGTCTTTAGAAGGTTTTATGATATAAGAGGCAATGAAAAAAACAGTAGAAGTTTTATAAAAGAAGATATGTACGCTTGCTCACCAGAGCAGATATATATGTACGGAGCCAATACAGCTCATTTAGACTACTGTTTTGTAAAACCTATAGTGAACAGCGATATTTTTATTACAAGTAAAGAGAGGCCTCTTATGGGCTTATTGAAGTATGGTAATGAAGAACTAGAAAGCCTTGGCGTTTACGAGGGTGATTTAGTTTCTTTTAGACCAACGTCTGAATTTGAGTTTGTAGTAGATGGAGAATTATTATATTGTATGAAATTAATTAACGTTGTATCGAAGCATGAACGTAAAGGAAACGAAGAAGAGTATAATCCAAGCTGGGCAAAAAGCAGTTGAGGAATTGATTAAGGTAGCCAAAGAGGCTATTGTAGATTCTGATGATGATCTGACAGCTGATAAACTAAAGAATGCGGCGGCAACTAAAAAGCTAGCTATATTCGATGCTTTCGAAATTCTTAAAAGAATACAAGAGGAAGAAGACATGCTAGATGATAAACCTAAAGACGACACAAAAAAGAAAAGCGAGTTTAAGGGTTTTGCAGAAGGTAGAGCAAAGTTCGAGTAATATGTACGAGCAAACATTATATAAAGTACTGGATAACTATATAAAACCCAGTACTTTAAAAAAGAAAAATAGAGTCAAGTCCTGGAAGTATGGATATGACGAAGACCATGATATGGTCGTTATAAGTAAAACTGGTAAAATAGGTGAGATATACGAAATACAAAATCTTAAAATAGCATTACCAGCTGAGTTTAAAACTCACAACTTTAAAGAAAATAAATGGGGTAAGTTAGATTACCCTAAAGAGTTAAGCAGAATTAAAACAATATTTGACTGGAAGGAATACCCAGAAGAATTTAAAGAAGACTGGTACGATTATATCGAAACAGAATTTGAAAGAAGAGATGCTGGATTTTTCTTTTCTAATAAAGGCAAGTCTACTTATATCACGGGGTCACATTATATGTATTTACAATGGTCAAAGATTGATGTTGGAAATGCAGACTTCAGAGAATCAAACAGATTGTTTTATATCTTTTGGGAAGCATGCAAAGCCGATACGAGGTGTTTCGGAATGTGTTACTTAAAGAACAGGCGTAGTGGATTTTCATTCATGTCGTCAGGAGAAACAGTTAACCTCGCTACAATGTCTACAGACTCTAGATATGGTGTGTTATCAAAGTCAGGGCCTGATGCAAAGAAAATGTTTACTGATAAGATAGTACCTATATCTATTAACTATCCTTTTTTCTTTAAACCCATACAGGATGGTATGGATAGACCGAAGACAGAGCTAGCATATAGGGTTCCTGCTTCAAAGCTTACTAGAAGAAAGCTTGATGTTAACGAAACTGTTGAAGATATAAAGGGGTTGGACTCTACAATTGATTGGAAGAATACAGGAGACAACTCTTATGATGGAGAAAAGCTAAAGCTTTTAGTTCATGATGAATCTGGTAAATGGGAAAGACCTAATAACATATTAAACAATTGGAGAGTAACAAAGACTTGTCTGAGACTTGGTAGTAGGATTATTGGCAAGTGTATGATGGGATCAACAAGCAATGCCTTAGATAAAGGCGGTAGCAATTTTAAAAAATTATATTATGCCTCAGACGTTGAAAAAAGAAACAGTAACGGACAAACTGCTTCTGGATTATATTCTTTGTTCATACCTATGGAATGGAATTACGAAGGATACATTGATTCTTACGGAATGCCTGTCTTCGATACACCAGAGAAACCAGTTAGCGACCCGTATGGAATACCTATTAAACAAGGGGTAATAAGTTATTGGGAAAATGAAGTTAACGGCTTAAAGCAAGACCAAGACGGTCTAAACGAATTTTACAGACAGTTTCCTAGAACAGAACAACATGCATTCAGAGATGAGGCAAAAGAATCATTATTTAACCTAACAAAGATTTACCAACAAATAGACCATAACGAGTCTATGGCTTCTAGTACGTTAGTTACAAAAGGTAACTTTCAATGGGAAGGTGGAATTAAAGATACCAGGGTAGTATTTATGCCTAATAAAAACGGTAGATTTTATATAAGTTGGATACCACCAGTTAGTCTACAAAATAGAGTTGTACAAAAACACGGTGTTAATTATCCTGGTAATGAGCACATGGGTGCTTTTGGATGTGATAGTTATGATATATCTGGAACAGTAGATAATAGAGGTTCTAATGGTGCACTACATGGATTAACTAAGTTTAGTATGGAGGATGCTCCTTCAAATCATTTCTTTTTAGAATATATAGCTAGACCACAAACTGCTGAGATATTCTTTGAAGATGTGCTTATGGCATGCGTGTTTTATGGTATGCCAATACTAGCGGAAAATAACAAACCTAGATTGTTATATCACTTTAAGAGAAGGGGTTACAGAGGGTATTCTATGAACAGACCAGATAAGTTATTAAATAAGTTATCTACAACAGAAAGAGAGATTGGAGGAATACCTAACTCTAGTGAAGATATAAAACAAGCGCATGCTGCTGCTATTGAAACATATATAGAGGAATTAGTAGGAATACTAGGTGACGATGAGATGGGAGATGTTTACTTTCAGAGAACGCTAGAAGATTGGGCTAGATTTAATATTAACAATAGAACTAGTCATGATGCTTCTATAAGCTCAGGTTTAGCTATAATGGCCTGTAACAAAAACAGATATGCACCAATAAATAAAGTGGTACGAAAAAATATAAATCTAGGACTTAAGAGATACGATAATACTGGAGAATTTTCAAAAATAATAAATAAATGAATATAGGCGCAAACCCAAATAGTATATTTCCTAGCCAAGTAGTTAGTGACGCTGAAAAATCAAGCTTTGAGTATGGCGTGCAAGTTGGTAGGGCTATAGAATCAGAATGGTTCAGGCAAGGTGGTATGGGAAATAGGTTTTCACAGAATTATAATCATTTTCACACATTAAGACTTTACGCAAGAGGAGAGCAACCAGTACAAAAATACAAAGATGAGTTAGCAATTAATGGTGACTTATCTTATTTAAACTTAGACTGGGGGATAGTTCCAGTTATATCTAAATTTGTAGATATAGTTGTTAATGGTATTACTGAGAAAGAATTTCAAATAAAAGCATATGCACAAGATCCAGAGTCTGTAAAGAAAAGGACAGATTACGCCGAAGCTATAATGCAAGACATGGTAGCAAAGCAAGAGATTATGGCAATCGATGCTGCAATTGGTATTAACAGTTTCAATACTGATAGTCCAGAAAATCTTCCTCAAACTAAAGAGGAGCTTTCTCTACACATGCAATTAGATTACAAGCAGTCTATTGAGGTTGCTGAAGAAGAGGTTATAAATCAAGTATTAGCAAAGAATAAGTTTGATCAAATACAAAAACGATTTAACCATGATTTAGTTGTATTAGGTATAGGTGCAACTAAAACCACTTGGAATAAAGCAGAGGGTGTTGTTCTTGAGTATTGTGATCCAGCTAGAATGGTTTACTCTTATACTGATGACCCAAACTTTGAAGATATATATTATGTTGGCGAGGTTAGGGCACTTACGATACCAGAATTAAAAAAGCAGTTTCCTAATATACCAAACGAAGAGCTAGAAAGAATTGAAAAGATGCCAGGTAACAGGGAGTATGTTACTGGTTGGAATGCTTATGATCAAAATACTGTTCAGGTTTTGTTTTTTGAATACAAAACTTATAATAACCAAGTATTTAAAATTAAGCAAGGTGCTAATGGATTAGAAAAAGCAATACAAAAGACAGACGAATTTAATCCTCCTGAGAACGATACATTTAAAAAAGTATCAAGAAGCATTGAGGTGTTATACAGTGGAGCAAAAGTTTTAGGTACTAATACAATGCTAAAGTGGGAGTTAGCTGAAAATATGACTAGACCGTTCGCTGATACTACTAAAGTAGAAATGAACTATGTCATATGTGCACCTAGAATGTACCAAGGCAGAATAGAGTCTATTGTAAGCAAGACAACTAGCTTTGCAGATATGATTCAACTTACACATTTGAAGTTGCAACAGGTATTATCTAGAATGGTTCCTGACGGAGTATTCTTAGATGTTGATGGATTGGCAGAGGTTGATTTAGGTAATGGAACAAGCTACAACCCAGCCGAAGCACTTAACATGTATTTCCAAACTGGTAGTGTTCTAGGTAGGTCACTTACGCAAGACGGTGATATGAATAGAGCAAAGGTTCCTATTCAAGAATTACAAACATCAAGCGGAAGCGCTAAGATACAGTCACTAACTCAGACTTATCAGTATTACTTGCAAATGATAAGAGATGTTACTGGGCTTAATGAAGCAAGAGATGGTTCTGCTCCAGCTAAAGATGCTTTAGTCGGGTTGCAGAAGATGGCCGCTAATCAGTCGAATGTAGCAACTAGACACATATTACAGGCTAGTTGTTATTTGTCTCTTAGAATATGCGAGAACATATCTAGAAGAGTTGCCGATTCACTAGAGTTTGCACTAACGGCTAATTCTCTACAAAACAGTATAACTAATTTCAATGCTGCAACTTTATCTGAGATTTCTCAATTAAACCTACATGACTTTGGTATATTCTTAGAGTTAGAACCGGACGATGAAATAAAAGCTCAATTAGAGCAAAACATACAGGTAGCATTAAAGTCTGGTGGAATAGACTTAGAGGACGCTATAGATATAAGACAAGTAAAAAATCTTCAGTTGGCAAATGAAATGCTAAAGGATAGAAGAAAGAAAAAGCAGGCAGCGGCACAACAAGCGCAGCAAGCTAACATACAGGCACAAGCACAGGCTAACTCAGAATCAGCTGAAAAAGCTGCAATGTATGAAGTACAGAAACAGCAAGCGTTAACCGCTGAGAAAGTGAGTATAGAGCAAGCTAAGTCTCAATTTGAAATAGAAAGACTTCAAGCAGAGGCTCAGATAAAAAGAGAGTTAATGGCTACTGAGTTTGAGTATAACATGCAATTGGCTCAACTTAGAGTAGAAGCAGAAACTTCTAAAGGAACTCAAATGGAGGATAGGAAAGATAAAAGAACTAAAATACAAGCTACTCAGCAGTCAGAGTTAATATCTCAAAGGCAAAATGATTCTTTACCTAAAAACTTTGAATCTACAGGTAATGATATCTTAAGCGGAGGGTTTGGTTTAGAGCAGTTTGACCCAAGTTAATTTTTAATTTATATTATATTATATTATGTCAGAAGAAAAAGAAGTAATAAAAGAAGGCGAATTTAAGGTAAAGAAAAGACCTTCAATGAAGAAGTTGGTTAAGGAAGATGAGGTCATAAAGGTTGACTTATCTGCTCCAAAAGCAGAAGAACCAGAAGTAACTAAAGTAGTAATACCTTCAATTGAAGAAAATAAAGATACAGTAAATGAGCAAACCGAAACAGTTGAGCAACCTACAGCAGATGTGCCTAGCGATAGATCGGATAATGAAAAGCAAGAAGAAAAAGTAGAGGATACGATTTCGGTAATACAAGAAGTAACTGAGGAGGAAGTAGAAGAAAAAACTCAGGAAGTTATTGAAGCTGTACAAGAGCTTAAAGAAACTGGAAAGCCACTACCAGAAAACATAGAGAAACTTATTTCTTTTATGGAAGATACTGGTGGTAATATAGAAGACTATGTAAGATTAAATGCCGACTATAGCAATGTAGATGGCAACACATTATTAAGAGAATATTATAGTAAAAGTAAACCTCATTTAGATGAGGCGGAAATATCCTTTTTATTAGAAGACAACTTCAAATTTGATGAAGAGTACGACGACGAAAAAGAGGTTCGCAGGAAAAAACTTGCGTTTAAAGAAGAGGTTGCAAAAGCTAGCAGCTTTTTGGATGACTTAAAAGGTAAATATTACGACGACATCAAGTTGAGGCCGGGCGTTACCCAAGAGCAGAAGAAAGCGTATGACTTTTTCAATCGCCATAAAGAGCAGGAGGAGCTACTAAAGGGAAAGAGGGAGAGGTTTAAAAAAGCCACATCTAATCTTTTAAACGATGATTTCAAAGGTTTTGATTTCAACATCGGAGAAAAGAAATTTAGATATGGTATTAATAACCCAACTAAAGTCGCTGAAGATCAATCCAACATCTCTGATTTCATTGGAAAGTTTCTAGATGATAAAGAGGAAATATCGGATCACAAAGGTTACCACAAAGCTATGTATGCCGCTTCAAATGTAGATAAGATTGCGACTCATTTTTACGAGCAAGGTAAAGCTGATGCTATTAAGGAAGTTGTTGACAGTTCTAAGAACCTCACATCTAAACCACGACAAACAGCCAGTGACAGTGTTTTTATTAATGGGTTAAAAGTCAAGTCTATAACTGGAATGGATTCTTCTAAGTTAAGAATTAAGAAAAAACAATTTTAAAAATTAAAAAACAAAAAAAATGGGACAATTTGGAGCGGGTGATCCGCTAGGCGCATTTAGCATCACGCCAATGCCATCAAAAATGGCACTTGAGAGTAATTACTTAAGTTTTACAGATGCAGGAGGAAACTCAAATAACTTTGCACAGCAGTACTTACCAGAGCTTTATGAAGCTGAGGTAGAGCGTTATGGAAACAGAACTTTGTCTGGATTCTTACGTATGGTTGGAGCTGAAATGCCAATGACTTCTGATCAAGTTATTTGGTCTGAACAAGAAAGATTGCACATCGGTTATGAAAGTGTAGCTGGTGGAACAGTAACTGTTTCTGCATCTACAAGTGCTGAATCAACTATTACTTTTACAGGAACTGCATTGGATGCCAATGGAAAGCATGCGATACGCCTTGGAAACACTCTTGTAGTAACAAATCCTGCAACAAACGTTACACTTAAGTGTTATGTAACAGCTGTTACTGATGCTACAGTTAATGTTAAATCATATACTACGGCTAATTTAGCAACTATTGGAGAGTCTACTGTGAACCTATTTGTTTATGGTTCTGAATTTGCTAAAGGAACACTAGGAATGTCTGGTTCTCTTGACGCACAATTCAAACAGTTCAATAACAAACCTATTATCATTAAGGACAACTATGAGATCAACGGATCTGATACTGCTCAAATTGGTTGGGTTGAAGTTGCTACTGAAGATGGAGCATCAGGATACCTATGGTATTTGAAGTCTGAAGGAGAAACAAGATTGCGTTTCCAAGATTACTTAGAAATGGCAGTTATTGAAGGAGAATTAAAATCTGCTACATCTACTGCTCCAGTAGGAGGTACTCAGGGTTTATTCTCTGCTATCGAAGAAAGAGGTAACGTGTATCAAAACTATGCAAGTGGAACTGTAGCTCCAAGTACTGGAAACAGAACAGCTTTGCAGGATTTTGATTTTATTCTACAGAATCTTGACAAGCAAGGTGCTATTGAAGAAAACATGTTATTCTTAGATAGAGCTACTTCTTTGAATTTTGATGATATGTTAGCTGCTCAGAACTCTTATGGAGCTGGTGGTACTTCTTACGGGGTGTTTGAAAACTCTGAAGAAATGGCACTGAACTTAGGATTTGATGGTTTCAGACGTGGTTCTTATGATTTCTATAAGACTGATTGGAAATATCTAAATGATGCTACAACTAGAGGCATGGTAAACAATGTCTCAGGTGTATTAGTTCCTGCTGGAACAAGTACAGTGTATGATCAAATGTTAGGTACTAACATCAGACGACCATTTCTACACGTACGATACAGAGCTTCTGAAGCTGATGATCGTAGAATGAAGTCTTGGATCACGGGATCTGTTGGTGGAGCTGCAACTTCTAGTTTAGATGCAATGACAGTTAACTTCCTATCTGAGAGATGTTTGGTTACTCAAGCAGCTAATAATTTCGTATTATTTACTGCTACTAACCCAGCTTAGTATTAATTATTGTGATTGTTACCCTCGTCTTTTAGGCGGGGGTAATTATTACTTTTACTTATTTTTTTATTAAATT